GCAGGTCGGCCTGCAACTTCTTGTCTTTCATGTACATCTCGGTAAGCCCATCAACAAGAGCCATGCCTTGCTTCGTGAACTCCCTCACTCAAACACCACCAACTCAACGTAGCGGGGCAAGGTTCGGTCAATTTCAGCCTGATACAGTTGCACCTTGCTTGCAAGGTCAATGTTCTGCGTACCTTCAGGAATCAGCACGCTGCGGTCGTCAGCCATCAGCAACTCGATGGCGACCATCTTCGTGCAAATGTCCTCAATGGCCTTCTCGATGTACCGCTCGCCATAGATGTAGGCGACCTTAATTGCGTTCCATTCAAAAAACGGGTAGGAGTTGTTGAAGTAAATGATGCCCTGCTCCGGGTCAAGCCACCAATCGCGCAGACGGCCCACGTCACCGCTGCTGCTTCCACCTTGCAGGTCCACTTGGAAGGTCTTCTGCGAGATGGTACCCGTCACGGCGGTATGGTCACCGGCCACGTCAGCGCAGCCCGTGAACGTGGTTGCTGTCTTGCCCGTGTAGCGGAAGTTGCTGTCTTGCCCGTGTAGCGGAAAACGATGGCTCCGTTGATGGCGACACCGGCATTCACGAATCCTTCAGTCGAGTCCACCGTGATAGTCCCCGACACGGCAGAATCCACCGTAGCCGTGTGTTCTGCCACCTGCTCAATCACAATGTCATCCGTGGTGGACACGATGCTGCACGTTTCACCGCTCTTGACGGGGCGCATGCTTGTGATTTTGACGACTCCCGTACCAAGGTCAGCGTTCGCGCTCGCAAGGAACTCGTTGTGTACCCCGTACCAAGGTCAGCGTTCGCGCTCGCAAGGAACTCGTTGTGTACCGCGACGTTGGAGGTGGAGCCTTCAAGCGTGAACGCAGGGCTGAACGTCACCGCTGCCTTGTTCACCCGGTCTTCTTTGTTGATGAGGTCAGCAAGGTTTTGAGCCGCCGTGGTTGCGTCAAAGTCTCCACGCCAATCAGTACTGCCGCTACCAACAGAAAGAACACCAACACTACCGTTACCACTACTAACGTACAGACTCTCTCCACCCAAGCCCGAAACATCTGCCAATTTGATGCGGGCTTCGGCTGCTCCGATTTCACGGTAATCGTCTCCTTGCCACAACTCAATCCGCAACACTTGTTGTACGTTGCGGAACATGAGCGGGGCAGTACCTACGTAATCGGTGTAGTAGCGGCGACGGTAGGGCTTGTACGTGTCGAAATTAATGTACTCCGCCGTGACGAGGTAGGGTCGCCAAGCGTTGTGCGTGATGTTGTCAATCCGGTCTTGCATGCGCTGAATCACATGCTCAACCTTGGCCTTCGTCACACCACGGGTCTTACCGTTGGTGAACGAGGCTTGGTTCTGAATGTAGCCGTCGTCAGCCACTTGGTAGTCAGCAGCCGTCAACGGAGAGGTCGTGAAGGTGATTTTGACGTGCCCCTTCCCTGCTGAGTCCCCTGCGGTACTTGCAGCGATGGATTGAATCTCCAAGTCTTCGTGACCAAACGGGTCTGCATCGCTATACACCCGAACAAGGTCACCGACCTCAAAGCCGTGGCTGCGGAACTCGTTGCCCGTGATGTACACGGCATCTGCGTCCGCATCAGCACTCATCAGCACCGCGTCTGCGGGTCCAATGTCGAGCAGGTCAGCGACCTTCTGTGCGGTGGTGTACACGATTGCCGACGGGTCCAAGGGCCGGGTTTCCGGCTCACCGGGACTGAAGACGACGGGCATTCAATCACTCACCTCAGTATTTCATCAGGCTCCAAGCGTCACCAAACGCCGCACGGTGAGCGCGGAACTGTCGAGAAGCCTTGCCAAACATGTCTTCGCTACCACCCTCACCGGGGTCGCGCAACTGAGGGGCGGCAGACTGAGGCATCGAAAGGCCGCTTGCAGCCAAGAGTTGTCGCAGTTGGTCTGCGCTGAGCGTGGAAAGCATCTCCTTCACCGGGTCAGCAGCGGGAGCCTCAGGAGCAGCCTCAGGAGCAGCCTCAGGAGCAGCCTCAGGAGCGGGAGCCTCAGGAGCAGCCTCAGGAGCAGCCTCAGGAGCAGCGCGAGCCGATGCCGACATGTCAGGTGCAGGCATTGACGTATTCAACTTGCCTTCTTCGTCAAACAACCCCTGCGCTTCTTCAGGCATGGGGAAGCCAAACGACTCAGCGTTCTTGGCCTGCGCACGGTCCTGCATGGCCTGCAACTTCTGCGACTGACCTGCCTTACCCGCAAGGGTTTGCACCTGCTTCGTACCGGTGCGCATGAGGTTAGCACGCTCAGCATCTCGCTGCTGACGCGGGGTCATGAATCCTGCATGTTCTTCACCGGGAGCGGGGATTTGAGAGAAAATGTCCTCAAGGGACATACCCTGCATTGCTGCTTGCATTTCAGGGTTGATTGCCATAGGCTCGCCTTGAAACTCAAGGTCGTGCATCTCAGGGTTGGCGAGCATCTGCATCATGATGAGGTCACGAAGACGCTCAGCGGTAGGACCGTACTTCGGGTCGGCTTGGTTCGTCCAACCCATCTCACGCAACTGAGGGTAAGCAAGTTTGTTGGCAACACGGGAAAGGGGGTGTGGCCCCATACCGGCGTGGCGTCCACTCGGAATGTTGTAGTACACTTTCTGACGCTGAGGCGTCATTTCACTTGCTTTGACAAGTACATACGTCATTTTATTCACAACCTGTTCTTTTCGTCTCGGTGTCCGAGGTTGTACTCCATGGGACGCTCACACGCACCACAGGTTGCCCGCCACAGGAAGTGGAGGAACCCGCAATGCACGCACCGCGTACCTGAACCGATGTTCAGCACATCACCGATATTTGCATTCCGGTTGCGCTGAGCCGCCGTAACGCCCGCGAGAGGCCGGTCGGTGTTGGTGACGACCGCGTTCTCAAGGTCGTACTTGACGCCCTGCTTGCCTGCGCGAACGAGGTCTTCAAGTTCGATTGAACGTGCATCAAACCCCATCGTCCCTCACCTCAAGTGTGGGAGACGACGATATAGATGTTCCCAAGCACGGTGATTGGTTCTGCGCTGAGCAGTTCATTCGTAGCAATCGCTGCGGTCACGGCAGCAGCAATGGCACTATTCAGCGTCGAAAGGTCGCTGAAGTCCTTAGGGGAATAAGGACCAATCACTACGGCTCCGTCCGCCAAGAGGAATCACCTCAAGCGCGGCGACCGATGGCGAAGAACGTCCCTGCAACGGTTGAACCTGCCGTAGCGGGGCCGGGGCCACCGCCGTCAGCGTCAAGTTCCTTCTGAGCAGGGTACACCGTAATGGTGGTTCCGCTCACCGTAGCCACGTCGAGAAGGTTCAGGGTACCGGTACCCGTACCATCATCTTGCGTGAAGCCCTGCTCCACCACAGACTCGGGGCTAATTGAGAACGTGTCAATGCTGCTGAAAAACGCGCTCAGGTCAATGCTCGTATCACCGGCTTCATACGAACCGGTCACAACGAAGCGGTCGCCAAAAACGGTCGGTCGGGGGTCAATAGTTACTGCCATGTTTCATCACTCCTGTGTTTCTTCGGTTGGTGCCGTCGGATTTAGGTGTTCCTCAACCAAGGCAAGTCCTGCCGCCTTGGTCACGTAGCCGGAATACTCCACGCCCTGTTCGTCAAGCCAAGCGAGAATGTCCTTGCGGGTCCATCCGGCGTCAGGTAGGCCATCGCCTCCTTCATCCACCGTGATGCCTGCGTCACCCTCGATGACAAACTGACCCTCAGGGAGTCGAGTACGCCACGTGTCGAGCCACTCCTGACTGACCTCAATGGGCTGACGCCGCCTGAAAACGCTCGGGCCATCAGGCCTTCGCCGCTCAAACGAACGACCCACGTAGGTCACGACGGGCACTCAACCACCTCAGTTGAGCAAGAGGACAGTAATGGTCCCCGTTCCCGCACCTTCAGCATGAGCCTCGATTGCACCAAGCGAGCCACCGGTCTTGGCCGGAGGCGCAGCGTCGTCGCCCGTGTTGGTAAAGGCGATGGAGAGGGTCTTGTCAGCCACCTCAAACGAACTACCAACAACGCCGAGAATCTTGGAACACCCGGCAGTAAAGACGAACACTTCCGCGTCCGTCGTCGCCAAGGTGAACTGAATGGTCACCAATCGAAGGCTACCAACCGCACTACCGTCCGCGTTGCTCGCGGTAAAGGTGGCGAGGCCACCACCGGGGTAGGAACCGCCGGAGTTGCCGTCAAGCCAACCCGTCTCTTCAACAGGCGTACCCGTACGCATGTCGAGGTCAACGAGAATCTCAACGGACGAGAACTCACCGGTTTCGTACGAGATGGTCAAGCCCTTTTCACTTTCAGTTGTCTTTGCCATTTCAAATCACTCCTTGTTTTCAGTTTGTCTCCAAAGGACCTCACTTCAGGTCACGGATGGAAGCGTGACCACCGAAGAAAGTGGTCCACAACTCACCCATGGTGCGGTACATGCCTTCCTGACCGAGCCTGTTGATGGCGAAGGGGTCGCCCGTCTCGATGCCGGACTCAAAGTACTGAGTCGGGATGGCGGTGGAGAAGTACAGGTAGTCCGTGTCGAGGAAGTACATGCGGGACAGGGTGTCCTTCGCAACGTCCTTGGAGGGGATGATGGGAATACCGTTGTAGGTCGCCACGATGAAACCGGCTTCGATACCGGGCACACCCTTCACACCGTTGTAGGTGGGGGTGACACGCTTTTCCTCAAGGAACCGCTGCTGCGACTGCAAGAGTTGCTGCAAGCGCATGAGGGTGTCGTAGCCCGTCAGGATGACCTTGGGGTTGCCACCGCGCTCCCACGTCAGGCGGAAGATTTCATCGAGGTGGTCGAGGGACAGAACACGGTCGGTCG